TGGGGCTGTTGACGTTCGATTTGGACGCCGACCACGAAGCGATTGCCGACCTAGAACAAGACGGTCAAATCGAGGTGTGGCGGCGCGACGCGGCCAACAGTATTGATTGGTACGAGGAATTTAGCGCGCTGTTTGTGGATGAGGAACGCAGCGCCAACGACGATGGTAACAGTACCTTCCGCGCCATTTGCCCCGGCCAAATGGATTTGCTGGCGCGCGTAGTGGTGGCATGGCCCGCTAATACAGCCAACCGCAGTTTGTTCTCGGCGGTTGTGGCCTCTACCGTAATGACCAACCTCGTCACCTACAATGCCACCAGCAGCGCGACGACGGCCAACGGGCGCATCCGCACGTCTGACATTACGAGTATCACCTGCGAGGCGGACGATACCAGCGGCAACACGATCACCTTCGCCTGTGCGCACCAACCATTGCTTGAGGCATTGCAGGACGTGGCGCGTATCGGCAACCGTGACTTTTATTTGGTGCGCACGGGCGCGCAAGCCTGGCAGTTTCGCACCGACAACTATCTAGGCGACGACCGCAGCACGACCGTCACTTTTGCGCTCAACTATGGCAACATGAGCAACCCGGTGTTGCGCCGCAACCGTCTCAACGAAAAGACGGTTGCTATTGTCGGCGGGCAGGGTACAGACGACGCGCGCACCTTTGTCACGCGCACCGGCACCAACTATAACGCCACCTATCGCAGCATTGAAACATTTTACCCGGCCACGCAGTACACCACGACGGGCGGCCTCAACGCCGCGGGCGATGTGCGCTTAGACGAACTACGGGCGCGCGATGACTTGACCTGGGACGTGATTCAGACGCCGGGCAGCCTATACGGGGTGCATTATTTTCTGGGTGATTTGGTGACGGGCTATTACCAGGGCGTGACGGCGACCAAGCAGATTACCGCCGTCACCGTCACCTTTGCACCGGGCAATGACAAAGCAGAGACAATCAGCGTAGAGACGGGCACGATATGAACTATCTAGACGAGATCATGCGCCAGTTGGACGGCTTGCGGCGACAAGTGACAGCATTACAGCGCGTAGACGTTGCACGCGCGAATGACATGTATGCGGAGTGGATGGTTTCAATGGCCGATGATACGGCGTACAGTTTGTTCCCTACTTCCATCGTCGGCATTGTAATGCTCAGCGGCGCTGACAATGCAAACGTGTGCTTCGTTGGTTCCTTTCGCGCGGCGGCAGTTCGCTGGATGACTTCGTTGGGTGCAGGCAGCTTAATCAGCACATCCACATCGCAATTACTAGGCACAACGGGGACAGATGGACGCTTTACTGTTTCGGCATATAGTGACAATGCAATTTATTTCGAGAATCGTACAGGCAGCACGCAGCGCGTGAGTATCATTGTTTTTGCCAATAACTAAAACAACAGGCGGCCAGGCACACGCCCGCCGCCTGTGCTTGCGCCTACGCTGCGTCTAGCCAGGCCAGGGCAGCGTCAATGCGCTTGTTTATCGGCGCAGCCAACGTTGCATGGTCAGCGCGCCGAGCAAGAGTTAGGACTAAGTGCACTGTCTCGCGCACGTCGGGCGGGATGGCGGGAGCGCGACGGTTCCAGGCGGCGATGGCGTCCTGCCTGCTTGTAGACTTGGGCCATAGGACAGGCTGTGATGCCCGGCACTTGCGGCACTCGACAAAACAACTGTCCAGGTCAAAATCTACAAGTTCGGCCTCGCCACCGCAAAATGGGCATGGCAGCAGATCACTCATGGCTATCCTCCGTTGGTCGTTGGCGTAGGGTAGTGCGCCAGTCAATGCCGATAGGCAAATCGAGATCGCACGCAACTAGGCACTCTCCGTCGTCATACCACATGCCCCTGATACAGATCACATCTGGCTTATTTTGCCAAAATGTTGCTTCTCCATCTGCGTCCACAGACCACCATTGCGCCCACTCCGGCGCGCTTGACCAGTCGGGCTGCGGCTGCGACTCGGCGCGTTCGACCAGGCGGCAGAGGCGTATGTTGTCAATTAAGGCTACTTCCACGCTCACGCTATAGATTTTGTCGTACGCGTGAAGCCACTCGCCAGCTACTGTGATTTTGCAGCTATCGTGTCGGCAATCGTACTCACCATCGGGTAGCGGCTGCCACGTCTGCGCGAGGCGCGCTTCGAGTTCGGTGATACGGGCTTGCAGCGAGGTATGGTCGGCAAGAAGTAGCATATAGCCCTCTTTGTAAGGCTCCGCATGTGGTTTTTTGAGCGTTTCTAGTTCATGCTCCAGAGCAATCGCGCGTCCATACCAATAATCCCTGGCATTTGTCATTGATTCAAGTATCGATGGTTGTTTTGGTTGATCCATGATTAGTTTCCCTCCACTGGGATATTAAAATCGTACCATTTTCGCCACTCGTCTTCTGGTAGAAACCAAGCGTATAACGGCATACGCAAAACATTAGATATGGCGACGATGGTGGACAGTTTTGCGTCTTCAAACGTTTCCAGGTTTGAAATGGTGTTGCGACTCACGCCCGCCCTATACGCCAACTCATCCTGTGACAAATTGCACCGCCTCCGTATTACGCGCAGACGCACAGCAAATTGAATACCGTTCCATCCGTGTGTATCCGCTAGTATGTCACTCATGGTTATCCTCCTGTGCGTCTAGCCAGGTCAGGGCAATGTCACGCCAACGTTTCCAGTCGTGATTGGTCGCGCCCAACGGCATACCGTAATCTGCTAATTTGCGTATCGCTTCGCGCACGTCGGGCGGGATGGCATCAGCGCGACGGTTCCAGGCGGCGATGGCGTCCTGCCTGCTTGTAGACTTGGGCCATAGGACAGGCTGTGATGCCCGGCACTTGCGGCACTCGACAAAACAACTGTCCAGGTCAAAATCTACAAGTTCGGCCTCGCCACCGCAAAATGGGCATGGCAGCAGATCACTCATGGTCTACCTCCGTTGGCTGCACCTCGGCGCGTTCGACCAGGCGGCAGAGGCGTATGTTGTCGGGCAAATCATCAGTAGCGTACCAGTCGGTATAATCGTTGCCAGCGTAGACGCCTAGCGACTTGCCACCATTGTCAATGTAAGTGAAGCTACCCACCTCCCCATCGGGTAGCGGCTGCCACGTCTGCGCCAACTGCGCCTCTAGTCGTTCGTTGGCGTCTTCTAAGGCGGGCATATCTATCTCGACCAACTGGACAATCAACGCCTCTTTGTTCGCCACTTGCTGCTCTAGCTCGGCAATGCGGGCTTCGTAGGCGTCTCGCTTGCCGCGCAGAATACTGTACAATATGGCGGCCTCCCATTTCGATGCCATGCCCGCTATTATCTCTGCTATTTCCGTATCGCTCCACAGTGGTTCGCGTTCGTCACTCATTCGTTGCCTCTATTGCACGTCGCTCTAACTCAGTGGCGTACTGTTCGATTGCCGCATCCCTAGCCGCAGCCGCATCCCTAGCCGCAGCCGCAGCCCAAGACGCATCCCTAGCCACATCCCTAGCCGCAGCCGCAGCCCTAGCCGCATCCCAAGACGCATCCCTAGCCACATCCCAAGACGCATCCCTAGCCGCAGCCGCAGCCCTAGCCGCATCCCAAGACGCATCCCAAGCCGCATCCCTTAGCGACTCGTCACCCGTTTCCAGGTATTGGCGCACTACATCAGGCGTGTCCCACAGGTGAATTACCTGCAACGCACACCAACGGGCAAAGTCGCGCAGTAGTTTGTCTGTCTGGTTAGCATCCAGCATGGCGACAACAGTGCGCTCGTTGGCTACACTCTTGTCCGTATCATGCAGGACTGTACCGCCAAGCGTGACGCGGCACAGTGCCAAGCGCGCGCTGCTTGCATAACCTAGTGCGTCCCACAGTTTCGCGCTGGCGTGGAGTCCATAGTGGCACAAAACGGGATCACCCTCCACGCGTAAGGTTTCGCCCACCCTGATTTCGCTGGTGTCGCCATAGCCCAGGCGGGGTGTACCGTTGTCATCAACCTGTGCAAAATGCCAGTAGTATTGCGTGTCACTCATACATAGCTCTCCTTTCACGGTAGCGGCACAAGTGCGCCGAGTAGCGACACCGCGCCTATCACAAAAATGAGTAGCAACAGCACAAGACAGCCACTGTCTACCCAAGCATTGGCGGGTAGCGGCTCCTTGTCAGGCCGTTCGGCGTTGACGGTGGCGACGGTCTCATCCACCTGACGTTTGGCCGAAATCAACAGGAGCAGGACAAGACAGGCGAGCAGGATCAGCGTTATCATGGCGTCACCTCCCCACTCTCTACCCTACCCTCCCCCTGGCTATAGGCAGCCCTTCTCACACCTGTAC